TTACGGGAGCTTACTGTCGAGCGGATTTTTGCTGAGGTACGTCGCGCACTCGACGGTCGGGCGATCGACGCGATGCAGGATCATCCCATCATACTCAATGGCGCTGCCTTCACGATTCAGCGGGTAGATATCCAGTTTGCTGGTCACGTTATAAAAATCATCCGAGCGCAGCATGACTTTTCCTTTTACCGCAATCACGCGCTGCCACTGGCGGCAGTCGAGGGTATCCCCCTCTTGCGTCACTACCAGCGAGGCGATCGCTTCCGGGCTGACCATTTTGCTTTGCGGCCCTTTCGACTGCCAGTACCCGGCCAGTTCAGCCGGAGCGGGATGCTTGACCACATCCTGGTATCTGTCGACCTGCACACATCCGGTTAATGCCAACAGACCCGCGATAATTGCTATTTTTTTCATCATTGTTCCGTCTTTACCCTAAATAATTCGAGTTGCATGAAGGCGGCAACGCAGCGAATCCCCGGGAGCTTACCGAAGTAAGTGTCTGGGGTGAGCGAGGAAAGCCAACGCGCAGGCAACTTGAAGTATGACGGGTATATGTCGAAAAAAATAGTGTGGCATTTCCGCCGTCGGGTCGCCAGCACCAGAGGGACTAAACCTGCATACTCATCATATGACTGTGCATTTTTTATAAACGGTAAAGATCGCCCAAGAGCGCATTAAACATCAGTCGATTGCAGCCGTGAGAAATATCACCACCCAAGTTCTCCTGATATCGGGAGTCAAAACATGCCCCACCCATGCCCCATTCACACCACCCTGTCGTCTTCGATCGCACTGTTGATGAAGTACGTCACCCGCCCCATCACTTCCACCTCTTCCGCTGCAGTTCCCTCTATCGCTTCACCATCATCACAAATCAGCGACCTACCCATGACACGGGCAAACTGAGTCCGGGCGCCGGACAGGATAAGCAGCACCTGCTCTCTATTTCCGCTTGTGAGGTTGTTTCAGTCTAACTATCTGAAACACGCTTTTAAAGTAATGGCAAATGCTGCCGATATGTTCCTTACCTGCGTCATGAACGCAGGATTAATAACAAAGCTAAGGGAGTTGTGCCCGCTCCCTGTGCGGGCTTTTTTCTCTCTTCAGAGAGTTCGAATTGCGGTTGATGATAATTACTGCTGAACATTCTGATGCCGTTACGACTTCAGCGCCTGAACCTCAGCCTGCAGCTGTGCGACCCGGGTGGTCAGCGCCTCGATTTTTGCAATCGCGTGATGCAGCGCCAGTGCCGTATCCATCTGGATGACGTTATTATCAAGAGCCAGGGTGTCGTCTTTATCACAACGATTTCCCTCTTCGTCGAACTCAGGCGCCGCAGGTACCAGCTTCACATACTCGCTGTCGATATCCCGCAAAGCGTCCTGGGCAATGATTCCCCGGCGCACACGCTCTAAGTAATCGCCGTTATACACGAATGTGCAGGGTTTCAGCTTCCTGATGTTCTCGTAAGATGCCTGGCCGTCGTCATAGGTGATATCGTGCTTCAGAGTGGCATCAGAGGTAGCTGACTTCTGATAGGTGTAGTTGCCAGCAAAGCCGCCATCACCACTTGCCGAGGTGACTAAATCCCCGTTGGCTGGGGTGAAATACCAGTACCGTATCTTGCCCCCAAAATCTCCGAACTGTGTTAGTGCAGTGTTAGCCCAGGAACCCAGCCCGTTACCAACATTACCCCACATAGACTGGAGGTCGTACCCCTCACTGTGACGGTAGCCCCACGATAGCCCGCCGATGACCCCAATACCTGTGGTGTCAGTCGCCGTCGGGGCATAATAGGCCGAGTAATGCGGTTGGGCAGCGTTCCACCACGAGTTTACGGCGGGGGCACCCACCACCAGCTTACCCCCGAACTGAACGTTGCCATTAGACATAAAGTCAAAGTAGTTATTCTGGGCCGTATCCGTGCCGCCCGCTGCCTGCATCACCGTTAATCTGGCGATTGCGTAGTTCCATTCGATACGTTTCACGACCTGGAACTGGGCATACATCTTCTCAACGCCATTTACGGTGTACTGCGACTTTAGATATCCGCCATTAACCGTACTCCCAACCCCCGGCAGAGACGCATCATTGATAGTGGATGTCCAGGCAGCAATGGCCCTGCTTAATTCAGCCGTGTCTATTCTGTTTGCCATAACTTAATTCCTTACGCCCAGACGCGAGCCGGTGTTTTCGGTTTAACCACAAAGTCGTTCAGCCCGGATAAATCGAGCGAGTCATTCATGACCCGCAAATTGACGTGATAGCCGGGTTCAGTGGTGTATTTGATGATTTCGTTTTCTTCACCGGGATTGATAACTTCAGCAGGTACAGTGATAACGCCGACGATATCCAGGCTGATGTCAGGATGAGATAACATCCCCTGCCCCTCATCCATAAGACCCGTCGCGATTAGTTGCGTGCGCATTTTGTCGGCGTCATTAAAGCGCAGATATAAGTCTCTCATTAGCGGAGTCCATTAATTTGGTTGGCTGTCAACAAGCGGTGCCAGATGCGGAAATTACGAATGTGGTAAACCAGTGAATTCGTTGTGGCGAAAACAAGCGAAGTGGGACTGCCCGCTGGTGTTGGCGGGGGGCCGGTTCTTTTGCCAGTCTGTGTTCCAAAATAAGCGGTGAGCTTATTTGCGGCGTCGATTGTTTGCACAAATATCTGTTTGTAAAACGGATAAGTGACATTCATTGTCGGGCTTATGCTGCCACTACTCCGAAGAGAGTTTAAGGCTGTACTACCCACCCTCAGAACAACATCATTTGATACACCTACTGCATTGAGTACGTTCCAGTAGCCTGCACCAATAGGGGAGAAAGAATCCACGGATAGCTCGAATGCCAGGGTTCTGTTAAACGCATCGCCAACAAGCTTATATCCAATATTGCAGGACGGTTGAATGCTTAATGTTTCTCCTGCTCTTGTAACTGTGGATGCAACAGTAGGGATATAACTGGTCGTGTGGACTATTTCAAACTGAGCCCCCCAGATATAAATGCCTTTAACGCCATCACCAGCAAACGTGGTTGTATTCTGGTCTATGACCCAGAGGTTTGCGTTAACCGTGCCGTTTGCTGCTATTGTTTCAGTTCTCGCTGAAATACGATACCAGCCGTCGCCCAGTGCCGTAATTGAAGGGATCCCATCCGCTGTTACCCCTGTCGCCGTTCCCGCAATCAAGTCGAAGTCACAACTCATATTATTGGTAACGGCTGACCCGGAGAAGTTAAGCCTGCATTTTGTATACTCGCCCGCTTTAACAAAAATACTCCAGCCGTGGGCATTACCAGATGTGACATTAAATGGCTTACTAATATAGTGAGACGATGCGTCTTCCGCAGTTGGAATTAGTTTCACCGCACTCGCACTATTATCAGGCGCTGTAAATCCAGGAGTGGTTGTTACCCGGGCCTTTGGCCAGTAAGTGTTACCTAAGTCAGCAGAGTTCAACGCAAGATTGGTGGCAGTGCCTTCCATCAATAAACCGTCACGCTCAAATCTAGGCTCATTAATATCAGCGGTCTGCAATACGCCGGATTTATCGATATATGTCGCAGTGGTCGCCCGTGTAAAACCCACTGATTTTGTTGCCAGTTCCAGCACCTGCCCGGAAATAGTCAGCTTGTCATAGGGTGCGAATCCGGCAAGCAGACGTAGATCGTCATTGAGTGGCGCCCAGACGTCAGGGAAAGGCGCGGTCTCGAAAGGAACGGATGTCAGCTGCTGCGCGGCGGCCAGCGATGATGCGGCACTGCTGGCGCTGGCCGCAGAGTTTGTTTCTGACTTTTTGGCATTCGTCTCAGACGTTTTCGCGTTGGTTTCTGAAGTCTTGGCAGCGTTCTTCGATGCGAGAGCGTTACCCTCAGACGTTGCCGCGTCCGTGGCGCTGGTTGCAGCTGCGTTTTTTGACGCAAGGGCATTTGTTTCGGAAGTTTTGGCAGCCGCAGCGCTGGTTCCTGCTGCAGTCGCTGCAGCAATCAGCTTTGACCAGCTCGGCCCGGTCTTTTTCGAACCGTCAGCCAGGGTTACGGTAACGTCACCGGTCCCGGATAAAATCAGGTCCTGGTTGATGATACTGCTTTGCGCCAGGCGAAATCCTTCCGAGACGGCTTTTGCTAAATCGTCATCAAGTGTGGCCATTCGTGATGTCCTTAAAATGAAAAACCCAGCCGGAGCCGGGTCATGTGGTCTGAGATTATGAGGATCAGGAGAAGGAGCCGGTACCCCGGGTAATGGTCAGTGTCGGGGCGGCAATGCGCTTACCTGCCGTGCCCGAGCCAACAACAGTAATGGTCCCGTTGATCACATTGGCCGTAAGGTTGCGTACTGCGTGACGTACGGTTATCCAGAGTCCTCCCGTTCCAGCTGGCACGCCAATAGAGCCCATATCGCGGACATTACCGTTTATGTTGAGGGTGATATTTACGGACGTTGTGCCAGAGATAGATGTGACATAAACCATTGCCTCAAGCAGAGCCGATTTATCCAGCGATGAGGAGGATGAGTCGGTAAAGGTAATTGATCTTGATGCTACGCCAGCGCCTGATATGTAGGCATCCGGCGCTATACCTACGTTTGCCACGTCCCCTATGAAAGACGTAGCCTCTACCGTGCCCCTGAAGCTCCCGCTGGTTGCCTCGATGCTTCCTTTGAAGCTCCCGTTGGTGGCATAAACAGTCCCTCTAACTGTCACGCTATTAAAATAAGCCGATCCATCCTTGCGGATACACCAGCCGCGCCCGTTCGGGTCCCATGGGCCGAGATCGTTCCAGTCATTAGAACTTATCTGGTAGCCAATCTTGGCGTTATCAATGGAACCATCCTGGATAAACACCGATCGCAAAAACATCTGGCCGCCGGTCGCCGCGAACACCAACTCCTGTCCTGTGGTCGTCGGATTATAAACCGCGAACGTGTCGGCGCTGACGAGGAAGTTAGAAGAGCCCGTGGCATCAATGCCCAGCTGGATACCCGCGATACGTTTGATACCATTCGCCTCCACCTGAACTTTAACGCCCCACTGCGCGCTCAGCTTACCGTTGATGTCAGCAACAGCCTGGCTGGTCGTCTGTACATTGGCATTGGTTTGCCCAATAGACGCCGTAACCTGCTGAATACTGGTCGCCGTGGCGCTCTCCAGATCCGTAACGGTTTTATCAATGCGCGTAATAGCTGCAGCGTTGGTCTGACCGTTCTGCTCAACCGTGGCCTTAAGCGTCGTGACCTGCTCTGCTACAGCGCTCTCCAGATCCGTAACGGCTTTATCAATGCGCGTGATGGCTGCAGCATTGGTCTGACCGTTCTGCTCAACCGTGGCCTTAAGCGTCGTGACCTGCTCTGCTACAGCGCTTGTGGCATCCGCGGCGGTCTTCCGGGCCTCGGTGATCTCGGCCATCGTTTTCGTTTCGCCAACGGCAAACGTGACGCGCTGATCCGAAAACGCAAAGAAGTTGGCAATGGCGTTGCTGACGCTGCCGACAATGCCTGCGTCGCGGCTGGCCGTGTTGCCGTCAACATCAACTTTCAGGCTGTCGATACGGCGGCCCAGCGCGCTGTCACCATCCGTGCGGGCCGTGGTTTCAGAGCTGATGTCCGCTGTGTTCTGGTCGGTGGTGGCTTTCACCGCAGCCAGCGCGGTGGTCTGCGCCTTATTGTTATCAGCTACGGTTTTGGTAACCGTAGTGATATCTGCGGTGTTTTTGCCGACGGTAACCTGCAGTCCAGAAAGCGTGGTGGCCTGAGCCTCCTGCTCAGTCGTCAGCGTCGCCAGCTCCTGAGTAACGGCTGCGTGGTTATCGTTGACGGTCGATTCCAGCTTCTTCCGCTCCGTCACCTCAGCTTCCTGCGCCGTGATGCGCGCCTGGCGTTCGGTGTACAGCAGGCCAGATGCCAGTTTTGACGGGTCGTCACCGGCATAACCGCCCCGGATCTGCGTCGCAAGCGTTTCGCGCGCAGCGGCTTCCGCCTGGTCACCAGATACCCGGGCTGTCGTTTCCTGCTGCAGCGCCGCCATACCCGCGCCGGGAGTCGGCCGCCCGATCGCCACCCAGTCAATCAGGAGGTAGTTTGTCGCATCCTGTTTACTGGACAAGTCCAGGCGGATTTGATTGATCGTGGTGTCAGCCAGCCACGGGATATCATCGCACTCAAGAGTGGCAACACCGTCGGAGTTATACGCAGGCTCGGCTACCGTGAAACGGTTGGTATCATTGAAACCTGCCGTGTTTCGCCAGCGTATTTCCCCTGCCCATGCAGGCGAGCCCACTTTCTTTATACGCAGCTTCAGGAAACGATATGCAGCCGCTGTAATGGCCAGTGCCCCGGGAGACGTAACGTACGGATCTGAGGCATGGTTAGCCGGGCGCAGCCAGCCATCAACAATGGTCGGCGTGCCGTTCCCGGTCCAGCCCTCCACTGTCGAATCGAAGTACCAGATTTTGGCAGGATCGAACTGCGAACCGGTACCCGCCGAAATCTGCGCGATCTGCTGCGCCAGCGATTCGGTGGTGGTCTGAATCGTCTGGTTGACGTTGCTGATATCCGCGACGCGCTCGTTCTTCTCGGTCAGCAGCGCCTGCCCGCGCGCCGTTGCCTCGTCGGTGATGGCTTTCTTACGATCCGTGACCTCCTGCGCCAGGCCCGCTTTGGTCGCCGCCGACTCTGTCGTAACTTTGCTGATGTCATCGTGGGCGGACTGAATATCGTCGCTGAGATCGGCGATATCCGCGGTGAGATCGGCGATATCCGCGGTGAGATCGGCGATATCCGCGGTGAGTTCCTTATACGCGTCTGTCTGTTTGATCTGGTTGTCGATATCGACCAGATAATCAGCTGCAACCGAGCTGCTGCTGCCCTGAATGAAGTCAGTCCAGGCCGACTGGTTACCGGTACGGTCGATAAGACGCGCACGGTACCAGAATCCCACCCCGGATTTCAGGCCCAGCTGCTGATACATGTGTTGCGGATAAGGCACATCCGTAAGCAACATCGCATTCGTGCCAGCTGCATCCGTGGAATACTGAATCTCCGTCTGCAGAGTATCCGCTGTATTTGCAGGAAAATCCCAGTCCAGCTGTACACCCCAGAGTAATGGCGTGGTCCGAAAGTTAACGGGTACCGGTGGCGCCCCTGTTTTACCTGTTAACGTGACCTCAAGCGATGTGGCCCAGCTCGAGGAAATCTCGGCTGCATTGATGGCCCGGACGCGCACAAGATAGCGACCGGCATAAATGGCAGCCACCTCAAACGAGGTGGTGGAGCTGCGCGGTACGTTTACCCAGTTCCCGTCATTGCGGCGCCACTGAGCCTCATAGGCAATGGCGTTCGGTGCCGGGTCCCAGCTGGCGCGCATGGTTTCGATGCTGATGCCCTGATTCACCATCGAGTAGGAGCTGATAATTATATTTCCCGGCGCGAACTGATTGCCGGGAGGGATCACGCTTACCGGACGCTGGTCAATGATGGCACCAGTATCGATGCGGGCATACTTATCCGGATCGTGAGCCGCGCCGGTAACAGTAAACGTTCCGTCGTTATTGTCGCTGATGCTGACCACCCGGTACTGCTGGGCATACAGCTCGTCGGATTCCGCCACCCAGACGCTTTCAGCCTGCGGCGTTTCGCTGTAGGCGGTGCTGACCGTTACTGCTTTTCCGTTCACAGCCTGAATTGTACGGGCCTGCGATGCGCCTGATGGAAGGTTGAGAATCAGGCGGTGACCTGCCTTTGCATCCGGAGCGCGGTCCAGCGTGATCACCCGTCCATTTACTGAACTGATGCGTCCCCCGGTAACCTTACCGGACAGCATTTCATCGGCCACGGCGATGATGTAACCGGGTTGAGGAATGTTGCCATCCAGACCGACATCAAACGATACGACACGATCCTTGTTGTTGGTGAGAATGCCCCAGCGGCCTTTGCGGTTCGCCTCAGACTGGCGGGTGCAGCCGATGGCCGTCATTTCCAGCTGATTGAATCCGTAACGCGCCACCAGGGCCTGCTCAAATACCGGCTCCATCGCATCAGCATAGGCGTTTGAGGGATCGGACCAGGATACGAGCGCTGTGGTATAGCGCGTTTTTGTCGTACTGCTTGAGTAGGTAAATCGGCCATCAACTACGTTAGCGCGGGTATAGCTGTAATCCACATCCCGCGGCATATCCGCCAGGGCAACAATCTGATCACCGCCCCAGTAAGTCATGCCCCGGAATATGGCTGCAAAATCACGGAGAACGGTGTAGGCGTCGTTCCGGTCCTGTATGTACACGTTGCAGATGTAGCGCGGCTCGGTCCCGCTGCCGCCCTTACCGTCCGGTACCGGCTGATCGCAATACTGGGCCACCTGGTACAGCATCCATTTGTCGATATTCGCCGCCGTGAGCCGGTGGCCCAGGCCGAACCGATCGGAAACAACAAGGTCGTAAAAAATCCACGCCGGGTTATCGGTCCACGCCCACTTAAACAAACCGGTCCAGGTGCCGGTGTAGGTGCGGGTTTCCGGGTTGTAGGTGTCAGGTACGCGGATCACACGCCCGCGCGGCTCACAGGAGATCTGCGGGATAGAGCCGTTAAACTGGCTTGAATCGAATTCGATATACAGCAGGGCTGTGTTCGGGTAACGCAGTTTGGCGTCGATCACCTCGGTGAAGCTCTGAAGGGTCATCGTGTCGCCGATCTTCGCGCTGTTTGCATCAGCGGTCAGCTTGCGCAGGCGAATAGTCCAGGTGCTGCCCGCCTGAGGCAGATCGATACGGTGGCTGCGCTCATAGCCGGATGTGGTTTTACCGGTCACGCTGGTATTCAGCACCGTCTGCCAGGCTCCGCCGTCGGTCTGCAGGTCAATCGCATAGTTAACAGAGTTACCGACCAGATCGCCGTCGTTCTCCTGTTTGAACAGCGAGGGCCATTTCAGGCGAAGACGAACAGCCGAGAGCTGGGCATTGGTAAACGTGCGCGTCCAGGCTGTGGCACTTGATACTTCGGTACCGACGGTGATTTCGTTTTCTGTACCCGGTATCCCCTGGATATAACTCTGAGCCTGGTTACCCGGGCGAAACTCCCACACCACCCCGCTAAGGTTTGGCGATCCGTCTGCGTTCTCCAGTGCGGTACCATCCAGATAAATATTTTTACCGGTGAGCTGGCCGGAGAACTCTCCCTCACCCAGAGCTATCAGAATTTTGGCCTTCGCTACAGACTGGAGATCATCGGGTTGTTCGGTGGGTGTGCGTGATTTAGAGCCACCACCTTTGCGGCCTTTTATTGCGGTTGCTGTTGCCATATTGCGCCCATAAAAAAAGCCACCCGGAGGTGGCTACTGATCGAATATCAGGATGTTGCTGATTCACATCCTCAAGTAAGTTGGTTATTCAGTCCGTCCATGTAAGAGCATGGACGCATTCAGCAAGTGAAGCATGGCTGATAACCTTTGCTTAAAGCTTCAAGGAAAAAAATGGAAAAAGTAGAACGTGTTCATTTCATCCGTTTCCCTTACCGAAAGGATATAAGAGATAATGGTGATATAAACAATGGTGGGTTTGATTTAGTTCAGTTTCCTGAAAAAATCAACGACATTCATGAAATTGCTGATTACCCGTGGTTGAAAGATTTTATCAAACGGGTGAATGATAAAGCTGGAATTTTCATGACCCTGGGATGCGCCATCGGCTATGGAGATGACATTTTATACGGCTATATAGATTTTACGTGCCGACCGAAAGCGCCAGGGGAGGTAAAAGAAGACCTAATCACCCTCGATGATCAATTCTATGCCTATCTCTCTCAGGCCATGCCGGATGAGGAAAACCGCCAACGGGCCATTCAATATGCTCAGCAAAACCTCCTTTGGCTTTCATCTCCTCTTGAAATCTATGATGAATCATATTCACAAGTAAACTTGACGTTTCGGGCGCGCGAACAGGATGGTCTGAAGTGGGCATTTGATCACCTTAATTATTTCCTAACTGAGGTCTATCCGACCAGATTTAAACCTGCTGAATAACCAATATACCTGGTTATGTTGTGGATTCAGCCCGCCAGCGGTGGGACGCTGGTGAACTCATAACAGGTGGAATGGCTGATTACCTCTGGAAAAAGGAGAAGTAAATGGGTTCGATGTTAGAACTGGAAAAAGAAGTGGCAGAGCTTAAACAAAAGCTGCTTACGCATGAAATTGCAACTGGCCTGATTCTATCGGACATTGTGAAATTACTGGACATTGCCCGGCCAGGCGCACTCGATGCTCTGACTAAAAACTATCAGGCAGGGCAAGCAAAAATCCCAGAATCAGCTGCACGTAATGATCCGCACACAATTGATGCGTTCACGCGCATCCTTAAAGTTTTAGAGGTGGCATCAAAGAAATAATTAAATCGAGCTTTTCATTTAATATTTCTTCATGAGTTTTAGCGGCCTCATTCGGGGCCGCTGTTACCGTTCCACCGAAAACCCCTGCATCACCCTGCGAAATCTTTCCCTCCTTTACTCGCAAACTCCAGCCATTACCGGTGATGGTCGAATGAATAGCGCCACCTGGCCGTAGTGCGTTCTGAATGGCGGCATTGACGATTGCCGGGTTACGCAGCTCTGCTATCTCCACCCGCAGGCTCGCGATGGTTGCCTCAAGCATGCTCATGCGCTCTTCTAAAGTCATAGTTTTCTCCTGCCTCTCAGCTAATAAGTTAATTGATTTACTGTTGATCTTCGACATAAATCCCGGCAGAAATAATCGCCCCGCCGATTCGACGCTTACCGTAAAGCAGCGGCACCGGATATCCCTGCGCAGCGGTATTCGTTACGCCGCCGAACGCATAAGAGGCTCGGTTATCTGCATCCTGTTTGCTGGCTAAACCTGTAGGCTGTGGAGATAGCATTTGGACAACACCACCTAAGGCCAGCGCCGCACCTATTTTCATAGCCGCAGGCCCCCACGCAGCACCTCCCCATGCTTGACCGATTGTTGCCCCTAACGCTCCAACAACAACCAATACAGCACCTAACACAGTTTGCAAAAGTCCTGCTTTCTTACTTCCGATCACCACAGGAACAATGCGAATCACTTCTCCAGTTACAGGAAAACCCAAATCATCCTGACCAATATTCTTTTTCCCGCGAAATACGGCATAAGTTAATCCTCGCGATTTGCTTGTATTCAAATATTTTTCAAACCCATCAAGAGTTCTACTAAGAGCATTTATCGCTTCGGCAGTTGTCGTAATAAGTCGCTTGTGTTTTTTCCCAAACGTCTTGCCTAAGACTCCGCCTAATTCTATTTCGGTCATTACTTCTTGCATATTAACTCCAATAAAAAACCACCCGAAGGTGGCTTTTCAAAAACGTGTTATAGACAAGATCGAGCAGCCTTCCCCCAAGGGTCGCCAATGCCTTTACTGACGGCATATACTTTCACGTCCGCACCTCCAGAAGCATTGTCACTAATATTAGCCATAGATAACGTACCAAACAGATCATCTGCTGCAGAAATCCTATAGCCCGTTTCTGTTTCAATACTGGTTGCTTGAGGATGCAATTCCTGCCATTTAGGAGCCAAACATTTATTCAGTTGTTTTGCATCCTTTGAAGAGTGTCCATAATAAATAGGTTCATCCTTCTCTAAGGAAGAGGCGCTACAGCCACTTAGGCATACTGTCAGTAGGGCGATAATGGTTCTTTTCATGTTCCGGTCCCTTCGTTTACCTTTAAAAAAAGATTAACACAAGGTTTTATATCTCAGAACCTTCATTGTCCGTTCTTGCCAGTAGCCTCCATACGGCACACGCTGGCTCAAGTGTCCATAAAGATGGTGCAGCAGCATATTACCTTCCAGCAGAATCCCCGCGTGATTCCACTTATTCGACTGTACCTGCATGATCACCATATCACCAGGCTGCGGTGCGCCGTCGAACTCACGGAAGCCGCACTCATACCAACATTCCTGATAGAAATTATCCGGGTACTCGTCCTCCCACCAGGGATATTCCACCCGGTAGTCATGCAGCTCGATCCCGTGCGTCTGCCGGAAATAGCTCATCACCAGCCCCCAGCAATCGTACACGCCCAGGACGAAAGGCCGCTCAATGAGTGGGATCTCTCCCCGGGGCATGATGGTCCGTAAATCCCCTTCCGGCCAGCTGACGATGTGCCAGGGCACCCCACTAAGGTCACACTGGGCTTTATCCGTTTCACTCGGCTGGGTGGTTGCGTCTGGGTGACTGTGAACGATGGCGGTCACCGGCCCCCATTCTTCGGCGGCTGCGTAATCTTCCGGCGACAGGTGAAAGTGTTCAGTCGGCTCGGTAGCGAGATTACGGCAGGGGAAATATCGCTCCACCCGGCTCTTCTGTGCCACCACACCGCAGCACTCGCGAGGATATTCAGCTGCAGCATGCGCCATGATGGCATCAATGGTTTTCTGGCGCATATCAGCTCCTGATCAAAGATGTGCCCGGAAAACCACCAAACGAGAGTTCGTTATTTTCACCGAACCGAAGTTTGCAGGCAGACAGAGTGCCATTGCATTCGTCCAGAGAAGGATCACTGACCGGATTGTTGTTTTTGTCGAAATAGCGCGAACCGGCGTAATCGCAACCATCACCAGTACGGTATTTATTACGAATGCACCAGGTGCAAAGAGAATGGAGCTGGCGCGTCGGTATCATCAGGCCCTGCAGATCCATCGGGCTGGAAAGCGTGAACTCTACAACCTCATTCGTTTCACTGCTCTTTGCGTCGATATAAAAAACCTTCAGCTTTTCCTGTGTCGGATCGGCCGTCGTATTGCCGCCAGTGAAGTTTTTCGCGTCAAGATATTTACCCAGCGTGTCATGGATAGTCACCTTCGCCTGCAGCATATCGTCATAGGCCAGACACAGCGCCGTGATTGAACCGTCGAGGTTAGCTACCGATAATTTCGGTTGAGCGCTGCTCCCACTGGTGGAAGCCTCGATCCCCTCAATCTGACAGGGCCACGCTTTATATTCCTGCCCCTGCCACCAGATGCTTTTGGCAGGTAGTTTCGATTCATCACCACCAGCCGTCACAATCTCTGCTTCAGTATGCGGAACGTTGTAGCTGTGGAAACGCAGCACTTCTCCGGTACCGAACGCCGTGCCATCTACAGAAAAAAGCCGGACCTCATTGCCTGGCTCAAGTTTCTGGTAATCACTGTTTAAGCTCATGGTTTATAAGCCTGCTCAAAAGTTGCGGAAAGGTTGAAGAGTCCGGCGCCCAGTGAAGTCGGAGTGTAGGTGTCGCAACGATATAACCCGATTGGCTCAAGTGGCGGGTGCCACTGAAATGCTTTCACACCCTGATGGCGATCAAGAAAGGCTTTAATCGCCGCGATGTACGCTTCGGTACCGGTGAACTGAAGATTCCACTTTTGCGACCGGGGATTAATCCCGTCCCCGGACACCTGCTGGTACCCATCACCAAATTGCGCGGTACGACGGCGAAAATTCACCTCCTGTTCCGCATTGATTCGTGGACACCAGCTGAACGTTTCAAGAGCCATCAGCGACCTCCTTTTGCCAGATTCCAGAGCGCGCCACCCGGGGACATATCACGCCCAATCAGCTCGCGGTAACGTCGATCGACAAAGTTGCCCACTTCACGCCCGAACTGCTCATAACCCCCACTCGCCTGGGTCTGGGTATTGCCGTTGCCATCGATATGGATATTGACCTGCGGCGCACCGCCGCCGCCAGGTGTTACGCCGCCATTTCTCACAGCACGTACGCCCAGCGACCCATCAGCAGCGCGGGTCAGCGGCATGATCGCCTCCGGCCCCGCCTCGCCCATGACGCCAGCTCCTTTAGCAAACGCGAAGAAAGTCGGCGTATCGACAATGCTGTTGCTGAACGCGCTGAGCGAAGGAGAGTCGTAAACTCCGCCTTTCGCGTTGAAAGCGAAGTTCGCACCTGCGCTCTGAATTGCGGTACCGCCAGTAGCGGTAGCGGCTGACGAAGCACCAAAACTGAACAGCGATCCGATTGAGCTGACGGCATTAGCAACAGCCATGTTGACCAGAACGTTCTGGATAATCTTCAGCACGCTAACGCCCCAGTCTTTCCAGCTATCAACGTTGCCGTTGAGCATATCGGTAATAGTGGTCACCGCCCCGCCCATTGCCTGCTTCATGCCGTCAGCGGCCATGGAAGAATAATCCGTGGCTTCGTCCACCCAGTTCGCATAACCTTCGGACATGCCTGTCATCCAGTCGTCACGCTGCGCATCTGAAGCTGCGAAATATCCATTTTGGTCACGCAGGCGTTCTTCAAGATAGCGCTTATTAAGTGTCAGGCCCTGCTGATAGAAGGTTTCGTCGATTTCACCAGCCTGACGCTGGCGGAGAAGATCGGTATTCTTCTGCTCGAACTCCTTGCGCAGGTTGAATTGCTCCTTAAGCCTCTCGCGAAATCGGCTGCCCTGCCCGTAACCAAGAAGCTGTGCATCATTGGCTGCGCGGGCGCTGGCGTTATTGTCTGCAAGGTTGGCTTCGTAATTTCGCAGTTGCTCACGCAATTTAACCTGGTCAATCAGCGCTGCATTCTGCAATACCGTCTTTTTCTGGGCTTCCGTCAGAGAAGCAAGTTCGCCCTGGCTGACCTGATATTTAACCTTCGCCAGTTCAGTATTCTGACCTTGCAGGGCGATCTGCTCTTTTTGCTGCTTGATGAGGCGTTTATACACATCCTCTGTTTTCTCACCTTCGGTTTTACCCCCTTTCGCCTTAGGTTTATTGGCCTC